GTTGAAACGTAAGAATAACAACGTCAACGATATTTCATGGGATAACAACTCCAGACAGAAACTGATCCATACTCCATTAAAAGGTTTCCCTGGCGGGAAAGAGCCAGAGCCAAATACACAGATTGTATTTGATAAAAAGCCCATGCTTGTTCTTGAAGTATTGAACAACATGGGCCTTCTTGATATCTGGCTGATTGCGAGAGACGCGAGGGAGTTCTGATATGAGGACTGTTGAAAGACTGAAAGGCCTGAAAGCATGGATTGAGAAAAACCTGTGTGATGGTCGGATGATGAAAGCCCCAGCGCCGGACGGCAATATTACTGTTATCAGGCAGCAGAAACCGCAATGCTATCTCGCGTGGGCACCTTCCAGAAAAGATGCGACGGGGTTCTATACCGATGATTCGATAAGCGTAGCGCCTGGGATCATCGTTATGCCAAGGCCTGCATATGCGGAGTACATGGAGGAAAAACGATTCGATCGTTACGATAACGTGCATCGTCCGTCTCTTATGGGTTCGCATCTTTCGGTGGATATATTGTTTATTGTCTATGAGCCCGGCGTCCGGCTCCCCGGATTTATTGACAGTGCGGGAGAAAACGGTGAGCAGTTGGATATGTCGCTCATCAAAGAAGGTACGGAAGAGGGCTTGTTCACCCTGCTCGACTGGATGGACGATTGCAAGGAAGCTCTTCTGAGAGACGAGGAAATCCCGAATACTGATCTTATGGTTGACAAAGAAACTGTCATAACAAGTTTGTATTCGGATCAAAACTATGTTGTGGACAGACGGCCACTTTTCTACGGGTTTGTGAGCGTCACATTCAATGGTTATGCCGACCGTGGAAGAGCTCCATCTGTCGATTCATTTCTGCAATAAGGAGGATTAGATTATGGCAGAATTCAAACACGGCACATACGGCGAGATCAATGTCGTCGGCACTCGCGTAGTCGAGAAGAGCCAGAGTGCCATTGTTTGTGTAGGGACTGCGCCTGTGCATATGGTTGCGGGCGGGTCAAAAAATGTCAACGTGCCGGTCATTGTCAACAATGAAGCAGAGGCAATGAAGCTTTTTGGCTATTCCGATGACTGGGGAAGCTATACGCTTTGCGAGCTGATCCACGTTTTCTTTAATAAAATGGGCGTCGGGCCGGCAATATTTATCAATGTTTTTGATCCGGCTAAACACAAAGCTTCTGATGTGACAAGTGTCACTAAGACGCCCGAAAATGGTGCGGTTGTTCTTGCTGACGCTGACAAAATCATTATCGATACGATCACGGTTAAGGCTGCGAGCGTTACGAAGACAGATTATACCGTATCCACCAATTTCAGCAAAAATACCGTCACTATCAGCGAGGCAACCGCCGGCGCTCTTGGTACTTCCGCTTTGACAATCACTTACAATACGGCTGATCCGTCTGCTGTAACAGATGAGGATGTTATTGGGACGACTGATAACCTTGGTCTGAATACCGGCATGTACGCGATCAGAAATGTCGAGCAGAAGACCGGATATATCCCGTCCTTTATCGTTGCTCCCGGCTTCTCATCTCATCCGGCTGTACATGCGGCAATGTGCCAGAACAGTTCTAAGATCAACAGCCACTGGGATGCGTTTGTTCTCGCGGATCTTCCGATTGTGGATAGTAAGGGGACAGCCGTTACACTTGATACGGCTGCAACCTTCAAGGCCGCAAACGGATACAACAAGGAGAATGAGCGGGTTTATTACCCGCTTGTCAGTGGTGCAGATGGGAATAAATACCATCTTTCCAGCCTGGCTGCGGCGAACTTCCTGCGCCTGCTTATCGCGCATGATGGCATCCCGTATTACACCGAGAGTAATACCGATTGCGGACTGATTTCGAATCTGTACTTCGGAGAAGATTCTGTTGGCCGTGTCGTTGATGATCACATCATCAACGAGAAGCTGAACAAATACGGAATCACTTCCGCAGCATATGTCGGCGGACGCTGGGCGATCTGGGGCGCAAGCTCTGCAGATTACACGCCGGACAATGCGACGCAGATCAATGTGGCCGCAACGAACCTGATGATGCTCTATTACATCAGCAACGATTTTCAGAAAAGAAGAGTGTTGTATGTAGACCAGCCGCTTTCACCAAACGATATCAAGCAGATCGTTTCCGAGGAGCAGACCAGGCTTGATGCTCTTGTTTCAATCGGAGCACTCACATATGGCAATGTTGTGCTGAATGCGAGTGAAGATACGAATAGCGATATCATCGGTGATTGGAAGTTTGCCTTCAGTGTGACGACAACTCCGCTTGCAAAATCCCTGACGGCAGTTGTCACATGGACTGATGACGGGTTCAAGACGTATTACGAGACAGCATAAGGAGGGTTAGCAGATGCCTAAAAAAGTATATTGCAACGTGGTTGACCACCGGCTCCTCGATTCGAACACCGTTATCGAGGATGTCACGAAAGTAGGTCTTCCGACAATTAAGCACAAGACAGTCCAGATCACGAACGTTGCAGGCGTTGTGATGGATATTGATATGCCGGACATGACGCACTTCGAGGCGTCAGAGTACACCATCACACACAACAACGGCGTGAACTGTAACCTGCTTTCCGCACCGGAAAAACACACACAGGAATTCCGGGTTGCGCGGCAGAAGTACGATACCACCCAGGGTGTCGTGGGCTATGAAAGCGTGAAATACCGTCTTGTAGGAGCACATGTACAGACAGAGAAGGGCGATATCGAAACCGGTTCTCCGTATGGTTCCACCGAACATTATTCTCTGCTCCGCTATGAGGAGGAGATTGATGGAAATGTCGTGACGATTATCGACTCGACCGCAGGTGTCATCAAGTACAACGGAAAGTCCTATACGGATAATGTGCAGAACCTGCTGAAATGATCATGAGCGGAGGTGGCTTTTGCCCCTCCGCATTTTTGACAGGAAGGGAGAAATCACATGGATGAGAAAAAGACAAACGCTGCAGCAGAGACTCCGGAGGAGCGCAAGAAACGCGCTGAAGAGTATATGGAAGCCCTGAAAAAGCAGCTCGAAGAACGTAACGCCAAGCAGAAGATTGCGAATGAAGCAATCCAAGAGGGTAAAGGAAAGCTCACGCTTGAGACTCCAATTAAGGCAGGCGATGAAGAAATTACGGAACTTACGTATGACTTCACTGTATTGACCGGCATGGAATATGCCGCGGCTATGGATTCTGATTCCAATGCACAGCAGGTTTTTCGCATCACAGACAGACAGGCGCTGGCACTTTTTGCAAGGGCTGCATCGAAGCAAACGCCCCGCGTTGATACGACTGATATTATTGAGCGAATCGGGATGACTGATGCGGTGGTTGCTATTCAGCTTGCAACGTTTTTTTTCTCAGCCTCGGCGCGGGCGGGGCAACTTCGTATCTCGAAAAAGTCGTGACCGCTGGAATGGTTACACATACTTCGATACCGGACTTTTTGAATATGACGGTGCGACAGTTCCATCTCCTGTACAACACGATCGGAAGAGTGCTTGAAAAACGGGAGGAATGACATATGCAGGTATTTTACCAGGGGACAGATATTACTGATTCAGTGGAAATTACTTCGTGCATTGTCCATGATACCGTTGGCCGGAGTGACAGCTTGGAGATTGAGTTTAAAAATGCCGCTAGCTGGTATCGCTGGAAGCCAGAAGAGGACGACCGGATATCGGTATCACATAAAGGGTATGACAGTGGTGTGATGTATGTGAATCGAGTGATCCCATCGGACGGCAAGTACCAGATCGTTGCAGCATCCCTTCCGTGTGCTGCCAGAAAGAAAGAGTATCGCAGCTATTCAGATAAGACGATCGAGGAGATTATGCGCATATGCGCGAATGTCTCCGGCATGAATTATGGTCTTTATGGAATAGACGGAGAGACGAATATCCCGTATATCGAGCAGGATAACGAAAGCTGTGCGGCATTCCTTCAGCGACTTCTTGAGTTGGAGGGAGCGACGCTAAAGTGCGTAAACGGGAAGTATGCAGCCATCGGTATTGAATATGCGCAAAACCGTGTTTCAAATCAGCAGGCGGCGATTACGGCGAAGCAGAAGGGATTCCAGTATATCCGGAATGGATCAGCATATCGCAGTCTGACTGTCCGTACGCCGTATGCTTCAGCGACAGCTGAAGATGCTTCAGTTCCGTTGACTCATGCGAGCCTCACGATA